TCCAAGAGACTGTGACCGTAAATACTGCGCAAATGTTGAGTACGCAATCTCCAATGCACAATCTCCCAATCTTCAAATACTGTTTGCTCCCCAGGCGCACGCCCCCGGACATCCTCTCTACCTCGACTTGCCGCAAGGGTGTAAAAATCCTCGAGCGAGATATTGAATTCTCCCCGAATATCTTGCACGAATCCAAGCAGCGTTCCCCGTGGGTCTTCTATCCGCCGCATTGTGGGCGGTGACAGGTAATTGATACCAATAATCCCCGTTTCGTTTACAAGCAATTCTCCGTATTCATTGCCATATAGCCCCATCTCCCGAGTGTGACCCCAGATATCATCTTCGATATTCACCCGCTTGTGGAGCATGTTATTCAGGTCTGTCGCCACTTCCCTTTCTGGCGACTCCACCCAAATTGATTGGCCGGTTTCCATTGTTGGAGTTGTTGAATCATCGGCGTAAATATCAAGAGCACAGGACATTTCTGGATAAAGAGAAGCTTCCTCATAATCGGTAAACCGAGCCTGCAAATCCGTATCAATACGCAGGTGTTCCCCCATGGTGTCATTTGAGAACTGAGACACCAAACTGTAGGGCAACCCTGCCTTGTCCATCGGGGGAATCGCCCCCTGTTTCAATTCCTGTGCTTGCTGTTCCGGGGCCTGCATGAAAAACCGGCGAATACCATCTGCCGCTTGACGGGTGAAACCTTCAAACATTCTTGCCATGGGGCTCTACCCTTTCATAAATGGCATTGCACGGTTTCTGACAATGTCGATTGTGCGCTTGGCCCCAATAGTACCGGGGTTTCGTCTCTTTGTCTGCACGTTGTTGTTTTCCACTGGAATCAAGTTTCCGTCAAGCGCCCACGTCAAATCTTGCTGTTTCTCCCGCTCCGTGCGCGGCGATGCCATCATAGCCATAGGACGCCCTGGCAGTCTACGAGTCAAGGAATACACTACGCCACAAATTGCGTCGGCAATATCCTTTGACCCCACCGTACCATCGGGGTTCTTCTTTGGGTGGTCTACCTTCACTTTTCCACCGGGACGAATCACCCGTTGCAAAAGCCGGATTTCATCAGTCGCCTTTCGATGAGGATAGATGCGTAGACGGTCCTCGTACGTGGTGGTTTTCAGGACGTCATAGGGGTCCGTCGTCCTATCAACGGAAACAACCTCAGCGTCAATTCCGCGTTTTTTGAGCTGTTGGATTGAATCGACAGATTGAAAACTGTCCATCGAAACATACGTTATCGGAAAACCGTGCTCTACAAACTGATACAGGATAGCCCGCAAATCGGAAAGCATGATTTCGTCACCGGGCGGCGGAACCACCCCCAGAACCAAATCAGCCTCTATTCGAGGGGCCAACTCCACATACTCCTGACCGCTGTAATCACGCCGGACAACTTCAGTCCACCCCGCAATGTGAGCGATGCAAATGCCGCTGGAGTCCCCCGTAAGAGACGGGTCAAGGTGTGCGTACCTGGCAGCCTGCGGATGCCTTTTGGGACGCCAAGCTTGCTCACGGAAGCCACCCGGTAGACGCCTTTCGTAAGGCTCAGCAATAGCCCCCCATCGGATATTGAGCGGACGATTAGCAACCCATTCCTCTTGTGGCTCAGTATCGTTCTCATCGCCAATCGGATTGACAAGTGAGGCATCCACCAAATCCACAACTTTTTCCGTTCTGTTCATGAAATTGCTGACTGCCTGAGTCGCTACACCACCGATATCTCTAAGGCTTCCATCAATATCAGCCTCAAAGTCTATCCGATAATCCTCCGGGACAGAAACAATTTTCAAGCCTAAATCTGCGTACCTTTGCCGTTCTTCCGGCTCTCCCGTCAAAATCCGGCTCGCCACCCGGTCATTACCAACAACAACGTCAAAGTTCTTATCGCTGAAATGCTCCCGGGGCCGAACATCCCAAGTTGCATACTCCCGCACGAACACATAGGGGTCATTGGTTTCTCGGGCCTGGTCAATACGCTTCTCAATAAACGCATTGGGATTCTCTTTCGACGATGCCAAAATCAGAAGCCCCGGCAGCCGGCCCACCCGCTGAAAACGGGATTTCATACGACGGGTAATTGACTTGTAGATTGCTTGGCCTTGGTCGATGACCACAATCTTTCCCTGTCGGTCCATCTTTTTGATTTCACCGAAAAAGGAAGCCTCATCGATGAAACCAGAGAAAACATTGAGACCGATGATTGCACTCGACGACGTTGAACCACCCACAATTTGAATGGCTTTCGGAAACCTAATCTCGAGATTGCTGGGAGCAGCCTTGAATGGAAATCTCTCTTTAAAGTACGGCGAATGCGTGATTTTCCCGAGAAGCTCTTTTACCACGACATTTTTTGCCACCCGTTCTGTCAAAGACAACATGGCTATGTACAAGTGAGAGCCCGGGTCGATTCCATAGGCTCGCTGTGGTGATTTCAGACAGGACATCTGATAGACGACATAGGCAAGGATTGTCGTCGCCATGAAGCTCTTGCCCCAGCCCAACGACCCTGAAAATATTGCCTCTTGGTACTCCCCCTCGAATAGCTCCACAACGTCATCGGCCAACCTAGGCCACAACGAAGCCCCCGTCTCACCAAGAAAATAGGGGTTAGTCAAAAACTCCCGTGGCCCGACAGGAACAACATCATACTCCGTCTCGACAAGCTCACGATAACCAGAAACATCCCCCTTCATTAAATCCGTGAAAAGGGCGTGGAGCGCTTCCCGTTCGTAATCAGGCAATCGCTCGATATCAGCCGCCAAAAGCGCGGCGCGCTCGTCATCAGTCCGCACCGAGCGCGGACGTCCATCAATCGTCAAGATTGCCATGAGTACCTACCAGCTACTTTTCATCAATGAGCACTCGGACAGGCTCCCCAGAGGTATCCAGTTCTTTGTCAGGGTCGCATGACACAGGGGTATCACATAGATTAGGCGTGTTGTTGGCATTACGTTGAATTCGCTCAATAAGAGACACCACCCGTCGCCGGCTTTCAGGATTCGCCAGAGCTTTTGCCGTGTTTTCCGAATATCTGTCGAAATCGACAGTAACATCCTTGTCAACGTCATCTGGAACAAGCAACGCCGACTCACATTTCAAATGCGCCAAAAGTGTATTTGTCGCCGCCACGAAATCCCGAGCCATCCCATTGTACGGAACCCCCTCTTTGCGTTCTTCCTCAAGCAACCACTCCAGCCGGTCCCGTTGCACAAGATAAAGAGCTTCCAACTCAATTAGCTTGTCGACGGCATCTATTACCCTGTCGTGCCGCTTTCGTATGATTTTCGTAATTGCCCGCCGATGAGAAACAACACCATCCGCAGAAACAGACTCCCCCGCCCCTTGCTCTTGCAGGAGCCTGCGACGGTAGGCGTAAAGCTGTCGTGTCAGGGAGCCTCGCGTATGTTCGCCAAACCGCCCCCACTCCTGTTGGAGAATGTCCGCAATATCAGAAATACGATTGCGCTCCAAAATCATGCGTTTCAGCTCATTGGCCTCTGGAATCTCTTGGAACCTGTCCATCAACGATTTGTGACCGATGCGACTTTTTCTGGCGCCCATTGCTTTCCTGCCCAGTTACCTTTTTCGGAACACTGAGTTAAAAGCTAAAGGCAAATCGCCCGCAAAGCAACTGATTGAGGATTTATGGAATCGGAAGAAAGGGCTACAGGGAGGCGAGCGCTTCTAGTTTTTGTGAGCACAACAGCAATTCTGCCCGAAGCTGGTCAGTCGGAATTGCCGCCACTTGATTGACAGAATGCCCCGGCGGCGGCAAATCAGCATTGACAGCAGTATAGGTGCCGTCAAGCTCTGACTTCCACACCTTTGGAGTTTCTATCTCTGTTACCCATTCCTGCAACAAATCGATAACACTATTCAACTCCTGTGCAAAAACATCCCGGGATATCGCGCTCATGATGCCTTGGCCTCCCTCTGAAGAAACTCCTCACCATACACGATTTGACGCTTTTCCGTGTCCACCGCCG